GAGCTAGAGTTGCAGTAATAGTAGCCATTTTCTATTCTCCTTATCGTAAGTTGTAGAGTGCATTGACCAACGCCTCTGGGCGAAGAATCTTGCGACCATATAGATGCATACCACGAACAATGTCAGCAAAGCTGTCAGGGTCACGATATGTTTCTGTTTTATTGATCTGCTCTGCAGTTGCAACAGCTGAACTGTGACCACCTACGATAACACCGTAGTTAGTTGAGCCAGAAGCTGCGTTTGTTGCAGGACCAGTACCAAAAGTAGGCAAGTTGTTAGACACGTGTACTTGGAAACCGTGCAGGTTGTTTACAACAAGACCATTACGGATACCACCCGATTCACCGAAGTCTGCATTTTGAAGACGAGAATCTTCGTCACGCAAGATTTCCATAAATACTGGGTCAACAACGAGCCAACGACCTGATGTGTCAACGTTTTGCTGGTCTAGCTTACGAGCCATACGAGCAATAAGTTGTAGTGGGTTTGCTTCACCTGCAGTTGAAGGTGTAGCAGTTGCACCGCCTGTACGTGGCAGTAGAGCAACAGTGTTGCCAGCAGAACCACCATTAAAGTCAGAACCATCTAGCTTCATTGAAGCAAGCAATTCGTCTGAACCTGCAGTCGATACAGCCTTAGAACCATTTACGGTTGTGTTAGCAGCATCGGCGTTGCCGTGCAGTGCAGATTGTTTGTAACCTGACATGTAGCCAAGAACGTCTTGGTCAAACTGGTCAGAGATACGATATGCAGCACGATCCGAAGCAAGGCTTTGGAAATTGACGTGGCTGTGGGCCTCCTCAATATCGTCCACCTTGAAAGCAAAATAGTTAGCTTTATCAATGGTTAACGAGAAGTCTTCATCGTCAAGGTCTTGTGGCGTGATCGCCGTACCACGTGCATATTCTTTTACGGTGATCTCAGGTTCTTTAATAATTTTAACTGAGTCACCCATGTTAGCAATCTCTCCAAAATAATCAGAGTTGGTAATTGCTTCAACAACAGATGCCTTGCGGAACGCAAGTTGCACCTGTTTGGAGTAGATTACTGGTGAAAAGTTACCGTTAGGTAAGTTACCGTAACCGCCTGCTGATGTAAATGCCATTTGAACATTCTCCTATTAGCAAGAACAGATGCAGAACACACAGATACTTATATTGGAGGCTAGACATCTTAGGGTGCGTAAATTGTAACACTTGGCCTTTGCATTACATTTACGGGCCATGATTTACTAGGTAAGTCCGTAAGGTCTGTTGTTTGCTTGGGGAATATATTTTATGCAGGTATTCCATTACTGGGGCTGCATAATATATTATACATATAGTTATAACACAAATAACTATAATGTCAATACTTATTACCTAGCAGAGCCAGATAAATCGTAAATAAAGTTTCCAGTCCGAATAGCTTCCATGATCTCGTCTGATCGCTTTTCATATTCTTGTGGAGACATCTTCTGTACCTGAGATTCACGGATAGCATTTCCCATAGCATCCGACTGAGGCTTACTGCGTTCATTCCGTGTACCCACAGAACGTGCAGCATCTTTTGATGAAGCAGACTTTTTAGTTGTAATATTACGATCTGCTTTATACAAATCAATTGCTCGTCCTGCTGAACGGGCATCTGCGTCATTTTCATATAGGACATCTTGAACCCACTTAGGTTGTTCTTCTGCCCACTCGTGAAAGTCATCACTGTTACGAATGTCACCAAAGTCAGGGTGTAGCTTCATAAGTTCCGCTTCTGCTTTCTCACGTGATGCTGATGCTTTCATTTCATCAATTTCACGAACACGTTCTTCAAGACCTTGTGATTGTTCTTTTGCTTTTTTAATTGCAATGGTCTCAACGATAGCAGCTACATCTGGATACTTAGTTGTCCAAGCTTCAATGTCTTCATCAGACTTTGGTAACTTAATTTCTTTTTTAGTTGCAGAACTAAGTTGAGTTTCAAGAGCTTTAATACGATCTTCGTAGTCTTTTTCTTTTTGTTGTTGGTGCCTACGTAGATCACCATAACGTTTCTTAAAACTTTTTTCTTCTGCATTTGCGGGTTCAGCTTCTTTAGGTTCTTCTACCTGTTCAGCTTCACCCTTTTGTTCCTCCAGTAGCTTTTCAAGTTCTTCTTCTTCTTTCTGTAACCGTTCTTCATTTGTATACTTACGATTAGCAAAAGCTACCTTTTTTGGTGACTGCATTTCTTCAGCCATTATTTGTTGTTCTGACATTATATGTCCTCTCACTGGGGCCACCGTAGCCTGTTGGTAGGGGGATGGGTAGGCCAGTCATATTAGTGTTTATAGTTAGGTACACTAAACCTAGTCATCGTCACCTCCGAAACCAAAGAAGTCTGCAACACCGTCAAAGAATTTTTCAACAATGTTTTTATCAGATGATGCAGCTGCAGTGGTTGTACCAGAGCCACCATCACCGTCACTGCTATTAGCAGCATCAGCTTCGTTTACGGTGTCAAATATTCTGTTACCTTCGCTGTCAAATAGTTTATTTGCTTGTGCAATATCATATTCGTTTAACCCATTTGTAGAAGCACCTCCTTCAACACCTCCTGCAGCCACAAAATCAGCCATTTTATTATATCTATTGTTTATTATTTCATAATGTCGTGCTACATTTACATTACCAGAGCTTACCGCATTATCATATGCTTCGGCTTGACTACTTGTAAACGCACTGCCTGTATTAGTTGTTGTTAATAGATTTGTACTAGCACTACCGCCATAAGGAGAGTTTTCTGGTGAGTATATCGGAGCATATGAAGTACCCTCTTCTGCTACATTTGAAAAGGGATTGCTCACATCAGCAAACATACTCTTTACACCAGTACCTACCTTTTGAAGAAAGCTTTGTTTGTCTGCCGTTACATCAGGTATGTCTATGCCTTTATCTTTCATTAAATCTTCTAATTGATTTCCAAAGTGACTAGCAGCGGCACGTCCTGCCATACCCACAATAGGGTTAATAAAAGACAGTGTTGTCATTATTGCTTTTGATTGTTGATTTTTATGCCATGCGTCAAGAATAGAATCTTTACCTGCATCTTTTAGTGCAGACAAAGCACTACCCGATTGTTGCATTGTCATATTAGATAAGCGCAGTTTATCTGCACCCTTATCATCCCTAATGGGTGTTACCTGCGTTGTTTCTACTGACGTAGACTCAATGTCATCTGTTTGATTTTCGTAATCTTCAAGAGGAATAAACCCATCGGGAATATCTACTACAGGATTGCCATCGTAGAAAGAAATGGTTTTACGTTCTCCTGTTTCAGGATTAATGTATTCTTTTGTTGTATACACATCACCAACTGTATCAAAGAATTTATCTTCTGTAGACGCTGTGTTTACACCCGTTGAGGTATTAGTTGCAGTTTGTGCTGTACTTGTTGATCCTATATTTGCTGGAAGACTACCGTCATTAAACGGAGTAGTTTGATTTGTAACAAACTTAGGCATGTATCCACCAGCAGGTGATGCAGTAGGTGGTGGGGGTGCAACAGAACTAGGTGGAGGGGTGTAAGATGCAGTAGTTTGTTGGCCTTGATATATAGAAGGTTGGTATCCTGAAATACCACTAGAGGGTACAAACGTACCTGCAGCTGCGTGTACCATACCACCTTCAGCCATCTCACGTGGTTTGTCTTCATCTTCCATAGGCCCACCGCCTACAATGATAAGATCGGCAGGGCCAAAGGGAACATCGTCATCCAATGTAGCCTCATCAGAATTACCCATCTGACCCATCGCTTCCATTTTCTTTATGCCAAACTTAGCTTCATCACGAAGTTGCATAATCTTTTCTAGCCCATGGAAACGAACTACGTCAGCAGATAAAACAAATTCACCTTCACTGAGCATGGCAGGAACATCGTCACGTACTTCTTTTTTAGTACTACCATTAGGAACATCATTTCCCGATTCTTCGTCTACCATGCCACCCTCATCTTTGAGGCCACCATCTTCAAAAAGTTCCATTTGTTCTTGCATTGGAGTTCCACCTTTGTTGAATTTTAATTCGTCACTTCGTTTTTTTGCCGCAGCTTCTGCTTCTTTTAAATTTTTGTGGGTACTTGTTGGTTCAATTATTTCAGCGTCTAACATCATTTTTAGTGTGTCATCATCATACCTATAACCATCATGTATTGTAGGAATATTAATCCACTTACCTTTGTATTTAAAAGTTGTAGATTTTTCAGATACCATTTCACCTTCAGGTGTTTTATAAACATCTCTACCTGCTTGCGTTTGTTTATCTGTTTTTTTTCCTACGTCAGCCATTTTTTAATACTTCATCCCTTAGTAGTTTAAGTCTACGTAATTGGTATACAGCACCTTGTGCTCTGTGCATTGAAACAATATTATCTGATTGTTCCATTAGTCTGTGTTGTTGATCTATTAAAGTATCTATGTACTTTTCAAAGTTATCCCATTGGAGGTTGTTGCTGACCAACCCCTTGAGCTTGTTGAGGTGCTCCTTGTGCTGCATTTCCACTAAATCCTTGTTCTTGAGGTGTTGGCACTTGACCTGTGCCTATGTTACCACCACCTGCACCTGATGGGTCCATTGGGTTTGCGCCTGCAGGACCACCTTGTTGAGGTTGTTGTGCTTGCTGTTCTTGCTGGAACTGTTTCATTAGTTCAGCTTGAATAGCAGCTTCGTTCATATTGTTGGTAACTTTGTCGGGGTCAAGATCAAGAGACTTTGCAATCTCACGAATGATGTATTGAAACTTAGCAAACGGTGCAAGTGCTGGGTTAGATGATACTTGCAAGAATTGCATAAGCCGTTGGCTACGTACTTCATTAGCCATAAGTGATTCCGTACCACGTGCCTTAACTTCCAGATCACCTTTAATTTCAGGATCAAAGTCAAACTGCATGTTGAATCGGAACAGTCCCTCACCTAATGGGCGAAGTAAGTAATCGTCTACATTTTTAATTACGTTTTTAATTGTGCCACTAGCTGCGCCCATAAGCATACTGATACCAGAAGCGGTACGACCTACACCACTAACACCTGTTTGCCCATGTGCAAAGGATGGAAAGCCAGTAGATTCGTCTGCAAGTACCCGTGCCTTATCAAACAGCTGTAAGTTTTCGCCAGCAACGTTAGGGAACTTGGTGCCAAAAATAGCCTGTCCCGGTGCGCCCCCTTGCCTACGGAACACCTTGCCGGGATACACACTCAAGTCTTGCCCCGGTACAAGGTTAGTTTCATCAACCTCAATCAATAGATTGCCTGACAATACAGCATTATCTACAGCCATACGCATGAAACCGTTCATAAGTGTTTGAGTATCATCCATATTTTCGGCAATGCCAATGCCAAAGAAGCTATAAGGATTTAACTCATAGGGTGCTGCCATGTAAGGAATACGGGCTGGTTTAAATGGATTTAGTACCATACGCAGCAGTTTACCATTACAAATCCAAACGTTTGCCTGTAGTTCGTCAGTATCCTGTAGTTCACGGGGGATGTCTACACCTTGCTGCATAAGCATCTCAACGTCTACCATACCCCAATACTCTAGTACTTCAAAACGTTCTATGCCGTGCTCTGGTGCGTAATCAGATAGATCATCTTCCCAATATTCTTTGTCATAGTTTTCGCCAAGAACAATAGCTTCATCAATAACTTGACTACGGAAGTATGGGCGTTTCTTTAGATTGCGCAACTGTGAACGAGATAGCTTGTGACGTTCAATTACATACTGTGCTTCGTCCATGTTGTTTGCATCTGGGTCAGGATAGAAGTTCCACACCGACACATGAGATACTTGTGGAATAGTTTTAAAGGTAGGTTCATACTCACCTGTTTCATCATTCCAACTAGGATACTCTTTATCTACAGCAAATGGACCTTTCATAACACCTGTGCCAAACAAAGACATTTCAAAGGCAGTGTTACGTAAATGTTTAGACGCAGATGATTCATCAAGTTGATCTTGAATTTTCTTTTGCATCTTCTTTGCTGCAATCATTGAAGGGCTAAATGTAACAGATGTAGGTGTAGCACCTGCACCTTCTTTAACACCATCAATATCTTCTAGCTTTTCACGCAGTTCTGGATTAAGTAGTTCCTGTAATGTTTTTGCGGTAGCTCCTGCAGGAAGCTCTTTGCCATCTCCGTTGAAACCATAAGGAGATATTGGGTCAGCTTTCTTATCTTTTTGCAATTCTTTAGGAATAGCAGGATCAAAGCTTACGTTTTCTACTACACCATCTGGCAGTTCAGTAGGATCAACAGTAAGGGGAAAACTATTCTTTGCAAACAACACATCTACAATCTGACCATACGCAGCCAGTGTTTTTGTTTTAGTTACTTTAATAAATACACGAGACTTCTCAGCTTCTGTAAACTGAACCTCTGGCCCATAGATACCACGATAGTTACGATATGACCTTAGCCAACGTTCTTCATCCTGCCTACGATAGTCTTCTGCACGATGATACCGTTCCATAATAAACGGAATGATTTTAGAAGTATCTGCGTCTTCTTCTACTGAGTTATCTGTATCCTCAAGAATAACAGCGTCATCCTCAATAAATACTTCGTTATCTTCTGCCATTTATTTTTCCTTAATAACCAAATGTTGAATCTGCTACTCGCATACCCATTGATCTCGTAGCATTAGGATCGTAATCAAATATGCTAAATCTTGGTCTCGACATTATACCATAGCGTAATGCATCGTACAAGTGATCTTCTGAGTGTGTGTCAATGTCTTCTGGATTCTTTTTATCCAATGGTATTGCAGGTAATTGTGCCACTATATTTGTACATGTATTAAAGAACACTAGTCGGGACTTTTCTGTAAACTCATCTACCTGTAGTCTTCTGTGTACTTCGTTCTTACCTGCTACACGAGAGCCTTTAGAACGATCTGACGGTCTCCAACGACATCCTCTGTTAAGCATCTGTTCAGCAAGGCTGGGTCCAGTGTCACCACGTTTGTGCCAAAGAGAAGAGTCAAGCACTCCGTATTTAATGTTACCATCCTCTGCCTCTAAGTCTAGGACCATATCGGCAAGGTCTGTTGCTAAAACTTTACTGACGTACAATTCTCTGTACACAATAAGTTGTTCGTCAGGTGCAACAGCAAACCACACAACAGCACTATAAGAACCATAACCATAATCACACGCCCTAAACTTTACCCAATTGTTCGGTATCTTAAAGGGATCGACTACATGAACCTTACGATCAAACTCTGTAAATGCAGCACCTTCTTTAATATCCCAATCACCGTCTAGTAACTGCCTACGTTGCTGTTCAGGTAAGGAAAGCAGCATGGCTTCGTAGTCACCTTGCTCTGACAAATAAGGATTGTCAGAAAGTCTTGCAGGTATAAACCTACGTTTGAATAAATGCTTTCCTGCTTTGTCATGCCCTGCAGGATATTTAAGTATCTCACCTGTTTCAATGTCTGTTGCACTGAAAGTTTTTCCTGCGGGTGCCGGGTCAATAAACATTTTTTTAACCCAGTGATGCCCCCTGCCGCCGGGGTTAGTAGTTGCCCTCATAAAGATAGGCAAGTCAGGTGCTGTCGATCTCAAGCGACTGCGCATATAATTCCAAGCGAAGGGACTACCCCATTGAGTTAGCTCGTCAAAGCCTATCCAACTAAATGCTAAACCCTGATAACGTAACACGTCATCTTCTTTGTCTAGGTAGGACATCCACAGTCGTGCACCAGAGGGTGCAGTCCATTGCATCTTACGTTCTGACCACTTAATTCCCGGCCAGATTTTGGGATACATTTCCTGCGACTTGAATATAAGTTCACGAAGTTCTTCCGTAGTATGCCGTAGGAGCAATCCTGAGAAGCTTGGGTGGCCCATATAGCGTAATGGGTCTGCCAGCATGGCGTAGCTCTTACCCCCACCTGCACTGCC